CTATGTAGAATCAACTAGGAGAATAATCATGGCAAATACTACTTTTTCGGGACCAGTAAAAGCGGGAACGATTTCAAATACAACAGGAACAACTGTTGGAACTAACATTGCAAACGTAGGTTTTGTATCAATGGCTCAATCTGTAAAGGTTGATATCAATGGTGCTTCACACTTAAATCAAGTTTGTGCAGTAATTCCAGCAAACTCACAAATCACAGATGTTATTCTTAATGTAACTACAGCTAATGATGATGGAGCAGCATCTAGTGTTTCAGTAGGAACAATAGCTGACGCTAATGCATTTATTAATGCACAAAGTGTTCAAGCATTAGGAACTACTCACGGTGTTTTAGATACAGAAGCAACTAATGTTGGTACAACTGACATTCAAGTTTTAGCTGATTTTTCAGGTACAACTGGTGATGGTACAACTGGTGTAGGTACAGTTACTGTATTATACATTCAAAATAATTCTGTTCAAGACGCAGCAGATTTATAATAACTAATTAGTGTGGGGCTTCGGCCCCACATATAAAATTTAAGGAGAAAAAATATGAGTTCATTTTCAAGTGACCAATCAGTAGCACACGCAACTGCAGACGGTCAAATGGTTCCTACATCGCAAAGAGCTAGAGTAACTTCTATTCAAGCAGAAGGTGTTGCTAGTGCTAGTGTCATTTTAAAAAGTGGTGGAGCAGCTGGAACTACAATCGCTACTTATAAATTTGGAACAGAAGGATTAAATATTCTGTGTCCTAGTTCGGGTATTTTATTTAAAGAAGGTGTTTATTTAGACTTAACAGACACACCTGGTGTTACTATAACCTTTACATAGGATAACTAATGGCCAATGTTACTTCAGGCACTACAACATTTGATAAGACATTCTCTGTCGATGAGATAATTGAAGAATCTTATAATCGAATAGGTCAGTTCGATATGAGCGGTTATAATTTAAAAACTGCTAGACGTTCTTTAAATATTTTATTTTCTGAATGGGGAAACAGAGGTCTTCATTTTTGGGAAGTAGCAAATACTAATATTAATTTAGTTAGTGGCCAAAACGAATATTCAATTTATCGTTCTACAGCTGATGGTAACTCTAACGGAATAACTTCCACTTTAACTGCAGCGATTACTTCAACAACAGCCACAACTGGAATTACTTTAGCCTCGATCACTGATATGCCTACCGAGGGTACTATTAATGTAGGAAGTGAGAACATCTCTTACACAGGATTTAGTACTTTAGAACTGACAGGAGTGACACGTGGAGTCAATGGAACTACTGCAGCAACGCATTTAAATGCAGCAGCTGTTACTAATTTTGTTAACCAGGCTTCGGATATTTTAGAATGTTCTTATAGAAACAGTTCTAATGTAGACTCCCCTTTAGAGAAAATCAATAGATCTCAATACCAAGCTCTTTCTAACAAAACAGCAACAGGACAACCTTCGCAATATTTTGTTCAAAGATTTATAGATAGAGTCTTAATTCAATTATATTTGACACCTGGATCTACTCAAAACGGAGATACTATAAATTTTTATTACGAAAAAAGAATTCAAGATGCGGGAGACTACACTAATGCAACAAATGTTCCTTTTAGATTTGTCCCTTGCATGGTTGCAGGCCTAGCCTATTACTTAGCAATGAAATACGCACCACCAAGAATACAAGAATTAAAATTAATTTATGAAGATGAATTGGCAAGAGCTCTAGAAGAAGATGGTTCTTCAAGCAGTGCTTTCCTTTCACCTAAAACTTATTATCCGAGTATGTAATTATGGGAAACACGGCAAGAGGAAAACATGCATTATTTATTTCAGACCGAAGTGGTTTGCAATTTCCCTATACTGAAATGGTTAGAGAATGGAATGGATCTAGAGTTCATACTTCTGAATACGAACCTAAACAACCTCAATTAGAACCAAAACCTTTTACAGCTGATCCACAAGGATTAATGCACCCAAGACCTGCAGCAATTCAATTGCCTACTACAGATTTTTTACCACAAAACCCTTTTACAATGACAGCAAGCTCCACACAGGTTTCTGTTTCTTTTCCAAGTAGTGATTATTCAAATGGAGATTATGTGAGGTTTCAAAGAATTTCTGCTCCTATTGGAGGAGTGCCTATTACAACTTTAGAACTTGAAACTACTTTAAATGGAGATATTACAGCTACAAGTAATTCAATAACTTTAACAGATTCTTCAGCCTTACCTTTACAAGGATATATTATGATTGAAAAAATTGATTCAACTTCCGGTCTTTATGCAAATGAAGTAATTTACTATAATGGTAATTCAGGAAATGTTTTATCTAATTGTGTAAGAGGAACAAATGCACCTTTTAGAGGATTGGTGCCTGTAAATACAACAGCCGTTAGTCACGATTCGGGAGCCAAAGTTTTTGGAGCTTACTTAATTACTTTAGTACCTACGACCGTACTTTCTACAGGACAACCTTCTTCATTTACGGTATACAATAGTTTTACGTTTAATTTAATTAGTGCTGCATCAAGCAATGAAATAGGAGGCGGGTTACAAACTTTAAGTGGACCTGTAAATAATAAATAATGACATACGCAGAATTAGTACAAAAAATTAGAGATTACACAGAAGTAGATTCAAATGTTTTAACTTCTACTATTGTAGATGGTTTTATAAACGATGCTGAATTTAGAATTTTAAGAGAAGTAGACTCTGATAATAATAGAAAATATGCATCAGCTTCATTAGTTTTAAATACTAGATTTATAGATACACCTGCAGATTTATTAGTAGTCAGATCTGCCCAAATCGTAGATTCCGACGGTACCTCTTCTGCAGATAACAGAGATTTTTTACAGTTCAGAGACACTAACTTTATGGCTGAATTCAACCCTACGGGCTCTACAGGGGTTCCTAAGTACTATAGTTACTGGGATGAAGACACTTTAGTTTTTGCTCCTACACCTGATGCTACCTACACAATTCAGTTAAATTATGTCTTGAAACCCACTGGATTATCGGCTACAACTACAACTACATATCTGAGTCAACAATTTCCCAACGGCTTATTATATGCCTGCCTAGTAGAGGCTTACGGTTTCTTAAAAGGACCTCTTGACATGTTACAACATTATGATAAAAAATATGTTGAGGCTGTTAAAGGATTCTCAATTGAACAAATGGGAAGACGAAGACGGGATGAATACCAAGCAGGTGTTCCTCGAATAGGAAAACAATAGGAGAAAAATTTTATGGCAATAACACAAGCAATCGCAAACTCATTTAAAAAAGAATTATTAGATGGAGATATGAGCTTTAAACAAACAGGTGGAGACACTTATAAAATAGCTCTTTATATTTCAACAGCAACTCTGAATTCAGCATCTACAAGTTATATTACAGGGGGAGAAGTATCGAACACTGGACAATACGCAGCTGGCGGTGGAGCCCTAGTTAACAATGGGACTTCTATGACTGCAGGTGTTGCAAGATGTGATTTTGCAGACAGATCTTTTACTGGTGTATCACTAACAGCTAGAGGAGCTTTAATTTATAATACAACAGCAGGTGCAGGGACAGGTACCACTGATGCCGTTTGTATTTTAAATTTTGGAGCAGATAAAACTGCAACTTCTGGTACATTCACAATTCAATTTCCAGCACCAACATCAACAGCAGCGATTTTAAGAATCTCTGGTTAATTAGGAGGTAAGCTCCTATGGCAGGATTTGGTAATCAAACTTGGGGATACCTAAACTACGGTACTCTAGGTGATATCACTGTCTATGTTAGTAATCCAAACGATTCTTTATGGGGAGAAAATTCTTGGTCCTCTGAGTATTGGGGTGGAGGTGGAAACCTCGATGTCAATTTAAATTCCACAACTGTAGAATCTTTCGTAAACGTTGGTTGGGGTTCCGATTCTTGGGGCATAGAAACCTGGGGTGAATCTGGATCAAATCATTTAGTAACGGGTTTAGCAATGACTATGTCCGAAGGACTTAGTGGTATTTCTATAAATGGAGATTCAAATTTAATTCCTACAGGAAATTCTTTAACATTAAGCACAGAGACTCCAGAAGTTTTTGCTAGTTTTGTAGCAGAACCTACTGGTATCGAGATGGCAATGACACTGTCCTATGATCCAGAAATTATAGATGCTATAGGTCAAGAACTAGTTATGGCCCTTGGTTCAGCTGTAGGAGATGCAAATACTATAGCAGAAGTTTCCGCTCAATCTCCAGTTACATGGGGTAATTCTAATTATGGTTTTGGAGTTTATGGTAACCAACCTGTAAATACTTTGGTTATGGCTATGTCTGAAAACTTTAGTGGAGTAGATCCTGCTCCAGATGCTGAAGCAACAGGTCAAGCAATGGCTATGAATTTAGCACCAGGAAATACTTTCTCCATTGAGGGAGACGCAAACACAGGTGCTGGTGATACTACTATGAATTGGGGCAATTCTACTTGGGGTAATTCTAAGTGGGGAAATGGTCAATATATAGCTGATCCAACTTACGGTCAAACAATGACTGTAAACTTAAACAGTGTTGTAGTTGATTTAAATCTTCCTGTAGATGTAACAGGATTTGCATTAACAGCCGCTTTAAATTCAGTAGCAAATATTGAGACAACTAACGTAGTATTCCCTACAGGATTTGGCTTGACAGCTAGCGTAGGAACCGCTACAAATGTATTGATTTGGAACGAAGTAGATACTGGCACAGCACCAGTCGATCCTCCAGGATGGCAGGAAGTTTCAACCAGCGCTGCATAATAGTGTTTGACACTATGACAAAATTTAAATAATATACAAGATATTGGAGAACAAAAATTATGGCTAATACTACTTCCGCAGATTTAAAACTTACAATCCAAGCAACGGGTGAAAACTCAGGTACTTGGGGACAAATTACAAATACAAACTTAACAATTTTAGAACAAGCAATTGCGGGTTATGAAGCTGTAGCTATTACAACAGGCGCTACTTTAACTTTTACAAATGGTGCAGTATCAAATGGTAAAAACCAAGTATTAAAATTAACTGGAACTATTGCAGGTGCAGTTAACGTTGTTGTTCCAGACACTTTAACAAAAGCATATGTTATAGATAATGCAACTTCAGGTGCTCATGCAGTAACTGTTAAAACTAGTTCAGGAACTGGAGTAACTTGGGCAGCAGCTGACAAAGGTACTAAAATGGTTTATTCTGATGGTACTAATGTTGTTGATACAGCATTCACAGATTTATCTTCAGATTATACACCACAACTTTCAGCTACATTAGATACTAATGCACAAAATATTATTATTGATAGTACAAAAGGCATTATAGATGAAAACTCTAATGAGCAAATTACATTTACAACTACTAGTGCAGCGGTCAATAATTTTGGCATAACTAATGCAGCAACAGGTAACACACCTTCACTTGCAGCAGTGGGTGGTGACACTAATATTGATTTTAATATTACACCAAAAGGAATTGGTAGAGCAACTTTCAATGGTCAAGGTAAAATTCAAAGCGTTGCAGAAAAAGTTACAACTGAAGCAACAGCTGCTACAGGAACTCTTAACTATGATGTTTTAACACAAGCAGTATGGAATTTAACAACTAATGCAGCAGCAAACTGGACTTTAAATGTTAGAGGTGATGGATCAAATTCATTGGACTCAATTATGGACGTGGGTGAATCTATTACAGTAGCACACATTGTTTCTCAAGGTGGAACAGCTTATTACAATAATGTATTTCAAATTGATGGATCAACTGTTACTCCAGAGTGGCAAGGCGGAGCAGCACCGGACGCTGGTAATGTTAGTTCATTAGATACTTATTCATATACAATTATTAAAACTGCAAGCGCAACATTTACAGTTCTTGCATCGCAAACACAGTTTGCGTAATAAATTAGGAGGAGAAAGGTTATGCCAATACGAGGAAGTTTTGGAGCAGGTTCAGGAAGAGGGTTTGGATTAACATCAGGTGCTGGTGAATCTTTTGTAGTAGCTACAGGTGGAACTATTACTGAAGAAGGTGATTTCAAGATTCATACATTTACAAGTCCAGGAACTTTTGCGGTTTCAGGAATAGCCTCAGAGCCAGCAAATGATGAAGTTTCATATTTAGTTGTTGCCGGTGGCGGCGGGTCTGGTAATTTTGGTGGTGCTGGAGCCGGGGGTTTTAGAGAATACAAATCAAGTGTTGATGCATACACAGCCTCTCCTTTAAATGGAAATCCGGGAGGAACCCCTATTTCAGTTAGTGCAACTTCTTATCCAATTAGTGTAGGTACAGGCTCACCTAGTGCTCCGAGATCAGGATATAACCCAGGTGGTAATTCAGTTTTTTCAAGTATTACTTCTACCGGAGGCGGTGGAGGAGGTACTTATAAAGGTACATATAACCCAGGAGGATCTCAAGCAGGAGCTCCAGGAGGATCTGGCGGCGGTATGGGTTCAAACGATTCAGGTGGATCTGGATCAGTAGGAAATGGAAATACACCTCCAGTTAGTCCCCCACAAGGAAATCCAGGAGGCCCTGCCCCTGGAGGAGGAAATGCTCCAAGCGGTGGTGGTGGCGGAGCTACAGGATCAGGAAGTTCAGGCCCTAATGGAGGACCTGGAGGAGCCGGAGCAGGAACAGCAATTAATACAAGTCCAAGTGTTGGAACTCCAGGACCAAGCGGATCTCTAAGATACTATGCTGGCGGCGGCGGTGGCGGCGGTAATGCTGGAGGAGGAGGCGCTCCTGGAGGAATAGGTGGCGGCGGAACTTACGGTGGTACAAATGCAGTAGATGGAACTGGCGGCGGCGGTGGCGGCGGCGGCGGTGGAACTGGTGTAGTAATGATAAGGTATAAATTTCAATAGTATGGCTAATTTTGCAAAAATAGATGAAAATAATTTAGTAATAAATATACTTCACGTAGGTAATGAAATTATTACTGATGAAAATGGAGTAGAACAAGAATTATTAGGACAGGCTCATTTAGAACAACATAATAATTGGCCAGCTAATCAGTGGATTAAATTTTCTAGAGCAACTATAAAAAATAAACATTTAAGTGGAGATCACACAAGAGCTTTTAGAGGAAATGGTGCAGCTATGGGCTATACTTGGTTTCCGGAAAAAAATATTTTCATGCCTCCTAAACTATACGCATCTTGGGTATTAAATGAAACAGATGCTAGATGGCAACCATCAATTGGGGATCAACCTACTCATGATACCTATAACACTTCTACTCATTTTTATAGATGGAATGAAACAGATACAACATGGGATTTATTATCTTACGCTGATGAAGGAATAACTGTTGATGAAAATCAACAACCTCCTGTTGATGTGTTTGGAATGCCTTGGTATATCTGGAGTCAATAATTAAATAAAATCAAACCAACCTGTTACAATCATTTTTTCTTCCGTAGGGGAGGGAATACCTCTATGGGTATGAGTAAAATCAGTAGGCCATATTAAAGATAAACCTTTCTTAGGTTTAATTTTAATTTTTTGATATAAAAATTCAGTTTCGCCCCCATCATTTATATCATTTAAATAAGTCATAAAAACTAAAGCTCTTTTTGAATTTTTAATACTAGTTCTTTCCGTATGCCAAGTTTTAAAACCTCCGTTTTTAGGATAAAATTGAATGTTAGTTCCTGAGTCACAACTTCTTAAATCGTAACTTAGATCAAAGTGTTTAATATAATCAATAACTATTTCCGACAATGCATCAAAGTATTTTTTTATAGTTTTATTTTGAGAATTATTAAAAAAATTAACATCTATAGAATCTTTATGGTTATTGTCCACAATATAGTTTTTTGTTCCATTACTTAAATATATTCCTGGAGATTTATATTCGGTATTTTTTTTATAATATTTAATTAATTGGTCACAAAGTTTTAAATCTATATTATATTGTTTGATAAAAGATTCCATTATGTATATTGGTAAGTAATTGTTTTTACATAGTTTAAATAATTGTTGTTTACATTATCAATACAATATAATTGTGTGCTGGGAAAAATTATAAAATTATTTGTTTTTAAATTAATAGTCCAATTTCTTCCTTTTCTTCTATTATCATCATAATAAATACATAACTCACATGAATCATCGTCAATTTCTATTCCATAAAGACAAACAAAATCTGCTGAATTTTTTAAATCTACAGGGTTTACTTGTAATAAAGGTTTTGTTTTTTCATTTTTTTCAAAATAGTTTCCAGTTGTATTTAAGTCTACAAATTTATATCCATGTTTAACAAACATATATTCTCTTATATAGGTAGATATTTTATCTTGCTCTCTAGAAAAAGCATAATCCACATCATCATATAAATGAGACAAAGAAATATTTTTTATTAAAACACTTTTATCTATTTCAAAACCAGCAGGCATTTTAAGTTCTCCGTAATAAAAAGCTACCTCTGATAATATTTTTTTATTAATCATATACCTAAAAATAAATCTTTCATTTTTTTTTAAACCAGGCTGGTAAACCTAATGTTTCTCTGTTGTCATAAATATTTTTATCCGAACCATCTGTTTTTGAATTATTGTAATGTAAAAAAACTTGAGCACAATCTACACCTTCAAAAGGTTCTCTCCAATGTTCTAATTCCATGCCTTTATATATTAACATGTCACCGGGATTTAAAATAATTTTTTTACCTTTTTTATCTGTTTCTCCAGAAGGCTCTAAATAAATTGGCCAAGCATCCCCACCTAAATTCATAGTTGTAGATATTTCACAACTGAATCTATCTTTATGTCTTTTAAGTTCATCACCTTTTTTATAAATTCTTGCATATGAATAAGTAGGATATAAATTTAATTTAGTTTTTTTATTCATCAAATCATTAAGCATTAATAATAAAGTTTCCATTGCCGTATCCGCATAGTGAGAATAGGTTTCTGGTACTTGATCATCACTCCAAGTTCCAAACATACTTTCAAAGGGAGATATATATTTTTTTTTAAATAAAATATTAGCCACATTTCTTTTCATTAAAAAATAATTGTAAATAAAAATGGCTAGTTCTTTTGATATAGCGTTTTTAACAATTAAATATTTTTTATTTTTAAAACTCATTATTTAAATTCCTTTCCTAAATTCCAAATTACTAAAGAATATCTTGTACCTTTTATAATTGGTTTTACTCTATGCCACATAAAAGAAGGAAATACAATAATAGAACCTTGTTTTACTATTTCAGGAATTTTAACTATACTTTTTTTTCTACTGATCTCAGGGGTTCCTTGATAAAATTCTAGTTCTCCACCTTTATAAGTATCTGGATTAGATAAGGAACAGGTTACTGATAACTTTCTAATTTTATTATGTAGATAAATATTATCAGGTTTGTCATAAGCGCCATCAAATGAATCTTGATGCCAATCATAAAATTGTCCTTCTTTATATTTTGTAAATTGACAATCTTCGTTACTATCCCAATCAAAATTCCAACCAGAAGATTTATTGGCTGAATGTATATAAGGAAGTATATGTTTTAATACCCACCATTCGTTTATCCATACAACATTAGAATTTCTTTTCTTCTTTAAATCTTTTAATTCTTTTTTTGACATTTTTTTTTCATCAGTAAAACTACCTGTCAAAGCTAATTTTTCTTCTTTTTGATTACCATATTTAATTAATTCTTCACAGAATTTTTTAGATAAAGCTTCTTCAAAATACCAAAACCAATTTTTAATTTTCATAAAATATAATTTAAATAAATGTACCTATTAATACAAGTCTTTTACCTACTTTAGGGTTGTAGTTAAAATGTTCTGACTTATCAAAACATATCCCTTTGTATTGTTTAGGTTTTATTTCTTTAATAATTTTTTTATTTTTTAAAACTACCGTTTTAGATTCCTTATCTTCCATATCATTAAGATATATAATGATTTGTTTGTAATCGTAGTCGTGGTCTGTGTGTATGCCGCTTTTTTCAAAACCATTAGGATATGTTAAATTATAAGAAATTCTTAAATAAAAATGAGGTTTTATTTTTACAGCTTGTGAAAATTCATTTAAAATTTTTACAGTTGGTTCATGGAACCCTGATGTTACATTTTCTGTAATACTTCTGTCTTCAGGTCTAGGTAAAACTAAATGATTAAATAAACCATCTTTTATATTTTTTCCCAAAGATCCTGTTGAAGGAATTTGAAAAAAAGGAAATTTATCTCCCAATAAGACATTATCTATAAAATCTTTGCTTTCTTTTGATAAAAAGTTATTATGTTCTTTAAATAAATCCATACTTTATACTTAAATATATATCAAATAAAATTAAATAATCAATACTTATGAAATTTGAAAAAAAACTTATTAATATAGAATTAGCGACTAAAAAACAAAAACTTAAAGAATTGTGGGATATCAAAGGTATTATTGAAGGGGTAAGTAATCAGACTTTAAAATTTGATACTCGTCCAATTCAAAAAAATAAAAAAGTAGGTTATTTTAAATCTAAAGCTGATAAGATGGTTTTTAATTTTAAAAATCAATGGGTCATAGTAGATGTCCCAGAAATGACTCAATATATTAAAAATAATCAACTAAAAGATGTTCATTTACAAGATTTGCTATCTAAGCTAGAGTGGAATATAATACTACCAAAATAACAAAAACCTTATATATTCAACCCTATGGCATTAAAAAAAGTAGATTTTGCAGCAGGTTTTAATAAACAAAGCGTAGCATCCGCTCTTCCAGGACAATGGGTAGATGGTGACTTTGTGCGTTTTAGATATACGGCACCAGAAAAAATAGGTGGCTGGCAACAATTAAGTGTCAATCAAGAAACTGTTCCAGGAGCAGCTAGAGCTCAATTAGCTTTCACAAGTTTAAAAGGTGAGAGATATACTGCGATAGGTACTTCTCAAGGACTTTTTATATATTACGGAGAACAGTTTTACGATATTACCCCTTTAGCTACTGCAATCACAGGAGCGACGTTTGATACTTTTTCTGGTTTGGATAATGTGACAGTTAATAAAACCTCTCATGGACTACAAGTTGGAAGATATGTAACTTTTTCAGGGGTAACTCCTCCAACAGGTTATATTGATACCGATTTTACAACAGGTGCTTTTGAAGTTTTAACTGTTCCTAATGATAATACTTTTACTATTGAAATGAGAGTTAATGCAACTGGGGCAGCCTCTGCTTCAGGAGCTGCTACAATTAATCCGTATGAAATAGTAGGGCCTACTTTTCAAACACTAGGTTATGGATGGGGTACTTATCTATGGGGAGATTCTACATGGGGCACAGAACGAGGAACTAGTAATGTAACTTTAGATCCAGGTAACTGGTCTTTAGATAATTTTGGTGAAGTCCTTGTTGCAACTATTTTTAATGGTAAAACATTTACATGGGATGCGGGAGCAACTAATCCTAGAACAGTCAGAGCTTCTACTTCTACTTCCGGTTTTTCTACTTCTGCTAATCCCACAGCAACTCGATTTACTCTTGTATCAGACAGAGACAGACATTTATTTCATTTTGGAACAGAAACAACTATTGGCACAGCATCAACACAAGATCCTATGTTTGTAAGGTTCTCGGACCAAGAAAATTTAAATGAATACGCTCCTACCGCTATCAATACAGCAGGAACTTTTAGATTGGACACAGGTAATAAAATTACGGCAGCTCTTCAAGGCAAGGATTATGTTTTTGTATTGACTGATTTAGCTGCTTATATTATTCAATTTGTTGGTCCACCTTTTACTTTCTCAGTAAGACAAGTAGGAACAAATTGTGGGTGTTTAGCTCAACACGCGGCTTCTTATGTTAATGGAGCAGTATATTGGATGTCAGGTGAAGGAGGATTTTTTATGTACGATGGTACGGTTAAATCTTTACCTTGTCTGGTTGAAGATTTTGTATTTACTACAAATAATGGAAACTTGGGTATCAACTATAATTCAGCAGATACCATTTATTCAGCTCCAAATAGTTTATACACAGAAATTAATTGGTTTTATCCTAAGTCCGGATCGGATCAAATTGATAGATGTGTAACTTATAATTTTGGTGAAAACGTATGGACTACAAGTTCATTAGCTAGAACCACCTATCAAGATCAAGGTGTATTTAATTTACCTTATGCAACAGAATACAACGCAACAACGACTCCAGTATTCTCAGAGATTTCTGGGATTACAAATACTTACGGAGCTTCGTTGTACTATGCTCATGAAATAGGAACCGATCAAGTTAACAGTTCGGGCACAACTTCTATTGATGCTTTTATTAGATCGGGAGATTTTGATATTGAAGATGGGGAACTGTTTATGTCAATGAGAAGATTTATGCCTGACTATAAATTTTTAGTGGGTAATTCTAAAGTCACTTTATTTGTATCTGATTTTCCTTCAGACACACAAACAAGTTCTCCTTTAGGTCCCTTTACAATAACAAGTACTACTGATAAAGTAGATACTAGAGCAAGAGGAAGATTACTGTCTATTAAAATAGAAAATGATGCTGCAGGTGAAACTTGGCGTTATGGTAGTTTTAGGCTTGATGCACAACCAGACGGGAGAAGATAATGCCTTTTAAATCTGAAAAACAAAGAAAATATTTATTTAAAAACAAACCTAAAGTAGCAAAGAAATTTGCAAAAGATTCTAAAAAGAAAACTCATAAAATGCCTGATGGTACTATTATGAAAGGTGCTAAACATAATGGCTAAATTAAGTAATTACATACCCGAGCCTAAACAAGAATACGACGTAGAAAATCAAAGACAAATTATAGAATCTATGACAACTATGAAACAACAACTTAATTTTTCTTTCCAACAAGATATAAAAAATGAACAGGACACCTTTAACTATTTCTTATCCTAATGAGTATATTTTACAGCAACGAAACTTTTAATTTAACTACTACTAATTTAACTACAGTATTAACTATTTCTACCTCTGCTATTGCTATTGTAAAAACGGTTCAAGCAGTTCATGATACCGCAAGTGCTGTAGATACGGATATTTTTGTTAAAAAAGTTTCTGGAAGTGATGTTCAAATTGGCCATGAAACTTTAAATAAAAATACTGTCAACATGCTAACAAATACCTTGAATTTAGAAGCAGGAGATGTTATAAAAATGCAAGCAGGCACCGCTAATGAAATAACAGGTATTATTAGTTATGCGCTTATAAACAGAGAGAATGAAAATGGATAAAGATATACCGACAATAAATTGTACAACTGTTATCACTTTTAGAAACACTAAAACGGGTGAAAAGTTTACTGAGAAAGTAGAAGGACCTGATATTGTTCAAGATATAACAGTTCAAGTTTCCCCAAAAGGATTAAATATACTTCAGAAAGTTATGCAAAATGATAAATCAAAGCCCTAAAGGCGGGACTGAAATACAGTTAGAGTATTTAGAAAAATACGTTAATAAAGAGTTATTAGATCAAGTACAGATTACTACTTCTGTTCCTGAAAAAATACCTTTACACCCTACTAAGTTAAATATCCTTTGGCAAAAAAACTCTTACGATCAGCCTAACATAGCCCCCTGGTTTCAAGATAAATCTAACCATAGTAAGTATGATTGGTATGTATTTAATTCACATTGGAACTATGAAAAATTTAGAATGATGTTTAATATTCCAGAGGAACAATGTGTAGTTATTAAGAATGGAATAGATAAAATAGAAAAAGCAGAACCCTATCAACAAGGTAAACCCATACGAATAATCCATCAGAACACACCCTGGAGAGGACTAAGTGTTCTACTAGGTGCCATGCAAAAGGTTAAAAACCCTTTGATTACTTTAGATGTTTATTCTTCTACAGAAATATATGGAAAGAATTTTCATAAAAATAATGATCAAGATTACACAACTTTATATGAACAAGCAAAAAAATTGCCGAATGTAAATTACATTGGCTACAAACCAAACTCTTATATTAAAGAACATCTTAAAGATTATAATATGTATGTTTACCCAAGCATCTTTGAAGAGACTTCTTGTATATCTTTATTAGAATCTATGGCTGCGGGTTTATATTGTATTACTACAAATTATGGAGCTCTATTTGAGACAGGCGCAGAGTTCCCTATGTATATTCCGTATAGTAGTAACTATAGAAATTTAGCTGAAAAATTTGCTTATGGTATAGAAGCTGCTGCAGCAAGTCTACATGAATCTGTAATACACAACCACTTAATTTCACAATCTCAATACACACATCAGTACTATGGATGGGGCAAACAAGCTTCTTCATGGACTAGATTTTTACAAGGAGCTATAAATGCAAAAGCCTAACGAACCTATTTGGTTTAACGATGATAAAACAGTTACCCCTAATAATGATACCTATCAAACAATTAAAAAAAACAAAGTAGACTCTGCACAAAACTACACTGAAATAAATATTGGGGGTCAGTCTCCTCATAAGATAATGTTATGTACACCTTGTCATAGTGATGTCTCTATGCATTATTGCCAAGCTGTTTTAAAATTTCAACAAGAATGTTGGCAGAAAAAAATACAAGTTAGTTTTACTTTATTAAAATCATCTTTAGTCACTCAAGGTAGAAACCTATGTGTAGCTGAGATGTTAAACCATGAAGATAAATACACCCACTTATTGTTCATAGATTCCGACATAGACTTTCAAGCCAAGACCATATTTAAAATGCTAGAAGCAGACAAAGATATTATAGGGTGTCCTTATCCTATGAAAATGTTTAGTTGGGACAAATCATGGAGAAGGTTAAACGAAAAAGAAGATGCTATACAGAACCAAGATGATTATTTACGTAGCGCTTATACCTTTCCTGTTAAACTAGATAATCCAAATAATGTGGAAAGCACCAATGGGATAATCGAACTAACCCATGCTCCTACAGGATGTTTCTTAGTTAAAAGAGAAGTGTTAGAAAAAATGATGAAAGAGTACCCTGAACTAGAGATATTTCAAGCTACTATTATCAACGGTAAAGAAGAGAAAAAAC